CATGGTGGCCATGGGCCAGGGCTTCGCCTCAATGTCGGCGCCCACAAAGGAACTTTTGCGCCTCATCGCCTCGGGGCGCTATCACCACGGGGGCAACCCGGCGGTGCGCTGGCAAGCCGAGCACGTGGTGACCCGCACCGACCCCGCCGGCAACCTGAAGGTCGACAAGGCCAAGTCTCAAGAGAAGGTCGACGGTATCGTGGCCGCGGTCATGGCTCTCGACCGCGCTATGCGTCACACTGGGGACCAGCGGCGCCGTTACGCTGCGGCGTCGTTCTGAGGAGGTCGACCATGGCCACGACCCGAGGGCGCAGCAACCCGGCCCGCTCCACCGCCGCCCGCCACACATCAGAGTACGGGTTGCGAGTGACCGGGACCTGGAGAGGGGCGAACTACGCCTACCCGCGCGGCGTGGGCCCCGACCGCGGCAAGCGCCCGAGCTACCCGCTGCGGCCCAAGCGCCGCGCCCAGTCCGCCCGCGCCTACGCCCGGCGCAGCGACACGGCCGGCAGCCTGAGCCACGTCGACAACGCCATCCGCCACATCTACGGGTCGGTTGGCGCCATCTACTCCGGCCGCGGCGGCACCCGTGGTCGCGCCACCGGTCGGGGAGCACCTGCCGCCCGCGGCCGCGCCACTGCCGCCCGCGGCCGGAGCAGCACCCGCACCACGGCCCGCTCCCGGGCCACCTACCACTCGAGGAGGAGCTAATGCCCCGTTACGGCTACTACGACAGCGAGGCCCAACCCAAGGAGCCCATCGACGAGCTCAGCAACGGCGGCCCGCTGGTCACCGCGCAAGACGAGCCCGACGAGGAAAAGGCGAGCAAGCACAAGGCAAAGGCCTAGTTTTGGGCAATCGCCGTCGGTCGGTCAAGGACGACTAAGTGGCCATCGTCCCCTTCGAGCTGCCGGCGCCGGCGGCCAACTATGACCCGCTCGAGTGGCTGGTCGACCTGGACGTGGCGCTCGAGCAACGCCAGCACGACCTGCAGCTCTACCAGGACTACTACGACGGCGAGCACCCGCTGCTGTTTGCCTCCGAGAAGTGGCGCCGCGCCTTTGGCGGCCTGTTCCACGAGTTCAGCGACAACTGGTGCGCCCTGGTGGTCGACGCCGTGGAGGAGCGCCTCGACGTCGAGGGCTTCCGCTTCGGCGACGACACCGGCGACGACGACGCCTGGGCCATCTGGCAGGCCAACGGCCTCGACGCCGACAGCCAGATCGCCCATACCGACGCCCTGATCCACGGCATCAGCTACGCCCTGGTGTGGGCCGACGAGGACGGCCAGCCCAAGGTCGACGTGGAGAGCCCGACGCAGGCGATCGTCGCCTACGACCCTGGGCGCCGGCGCACCCGCCTGGCGGGGTACAAGCGCTGGATGGCCGAGGGCGACATCGTCTACGCCACCTTGTACATGCCCGATTTCCTGTGGAAGTTCCAAGCAAAAGCGCCCGGCGGCTCCTTCCAGCCGGCGCCCCGCATCGGCGGCTGGGAAGCGCGAGAGGTCGACAACGAGCCCTGGCCCCTGCCCAACCCGCTGGGCGTGGTGCCGCTCGTCCCGCTGGTGAACCGACCCCGCCTGGTGCCCCACCGCGCCAGCCAGACCGAGGGCGTGAGCGAGCTCAGGCAGGTGATCCCGGTCCAGGACGCGGTGAACAAGCTCCTCCTCGACATGCTGGTGGCCTCCGAGTTCGGCGCCTTCCGCCAGCGCTGGGTCACGGGCATGGACATCCCCCGCGACCCCGAGACGGACGCCCCGGTGGAGCCGTTCAAGGCCGCCGTCGACCGCCTCTGGATGGCCGAGAACCCCGACGTCAAGTTCGGCGAGTTCGCCGCCACCGACCTCACCGCCTACGTGAAGTCGACCGAGATGCTCGTCCAGCACATCGCCAGCCAGACCCGCACGCCGCCCCATTACTTCTACCTGTCCGGTCAGTTCCCCTCGGGCGAGTCGATCAAGGCGGCTGAGACGGGCCTGGTGGCCAAAGCGAAAAGAAAGATGCGCCACTTTTCAGAGGCGTGGGAAGAGGTCATCCGCCTGTCGTTCCGAGTACTCGGCGACGGCCGGGCCGACTACCGGGCGGCCGAAACCATCTGGGCCGACCCCGAGAGCCGCACCGAGGGCGAGCACGTCGACGCCACGCTCAAGAAGAAGGCGCTCGACGTCCCCATACAGCAGCTGTGGGAGGACCTCGGCTACTCGCCCCAGCAGATCTCCCGCTTCCGCGAGATGCTGGCCGAGCAAGCCTTCCTGGCCGCCCTGGCCCTACCTCCAGGCCCCGAGCAGCCCCCTGCGCCGCCGGTGCCGCCCGAGGTGCCCTGATGGCCCTGGTCGTCCCTCCCCAGGTCCAGACAGCCGCCTCCCGCCTCTACGCCCGCCAAGGGGCCGCTATCCGGCGGGGCCTGGAGAACGCCCTCGACGACGAGTGGGACGACATCGACTGGGAGGACGACGACGACGAGGACGGCGAGCTGGCCGAGGTGTTCGCGGCCCGGGCGGCGCCGCTCAGCCGGGCGGCCCAGCGCGGCCTGGTGGGCGCGCTGGGCGGCTACCTGGCGGTGGTGGCCCGCATCCCCTACCGAGGCCTCGACGAGGACGAGGTGCTCGAGGACGACCCGAGCGCCTGGCGCACGCCGGCGTTCTCCATGTGGGCCGCGCTCGGCGCCGGCGTGGCCTTCGCCGAGGCCATCGCCCAGGCCCGCAACGACGTGGCGCGCAAGGCCGACACCGAGCTGGCCATCGCCCAGACCCGGGCCATGTCCGCCCTCACCGAGGGGACCGGGGTCCGCTACCACCGAGTACTCGCCGGCGACGGCTGCGAGTTCTGCGTGGCCCTGGCCGACGTCGAGGTCGCCTCGGGTGACGCCATGGAGATCCACCCGGGGTGCAACTGCTCGGTCGAACCGGTGCTGTGATTGGCGCCCAAGCGGGTCCACCTGCGCAAGGCCACTACGGGCCTCAGCTACTGCGGCCAACAGGGCGACCTGACCGACGACGTCGAGCTGGCCACCTGTCTCAACTGCCTGCGCTTCTGGCGGCTCGCCGAGCAGCGCCAGGCCCAAAAAGGAGGATGACCAGATGGGCCTCGAGGAGGACCTGAGGGCGGCCCAGGCCGCCCTGGCTGAGCGGGACACGGCCATCGCTGAAAAGGACGCCGCACTCAAGCAGCTGAACACCGACCTGGGTGCCCTGCGCCAGAAGCAACGGGGCCACGACGCCCTGGTGGCCCAGCTGCAGCAGGACAAGGACAACCAAGCCGCGGCCCTGTCCCAGGCCCGCATGGCCGGCGCCGACGAGGCCCGGGCGGCCATGAAGGCCGAGCAGGGAAAGGTGCTGGCCCTGGCCGAGCTGCGGGTGCTGGCGGCCAAGCGCCTGCACGACCCCGACGACGCCGCCCGGTACGTCGACCAGGCCAAGATCATGGGCGCCGACGGGGCCTTCGACGCCGCCGCGGCCACGACCCAGCTCGACGAGCTCCTGACGGCGCGGCCCTACCTAGCCGGCACGGGCAACGGCGGGCCGCCGCCCCCGCCGCCAGGCCCGCCTCGAGGTAACGGCGACGGCGGCATGCGGCCGCCGGGCACGACCGACCCCGACGCCCCGTTCAACGCCGTCATCAGGCAGGCGGTCAACAAGCGCTAACATCCCCACCGCGGCAGCCTTCGCGGGGCTGACCGGCCCGCAAGGGCGCTGGCGATGCCACTGAGAGCACGCCGGGAAGCTCAGAGTCCCGTCGTCCACTTTTGGAGGTATCGCCTTGGCTTCTGACTTTTCCGGACTCATCCCCGTCGAGATGGGCCGGCAGATCCTGCAGTCGGCGGCAGCGAGCTCGATCACGCTGCAGCTCGCCGCCCAGCAACGTATGACCACCGGCCAGACCCAGATCCCGGTCCTGTCGGCCCTACCCACCGCCAGCTTCATCGCCGCCCCCGGCTCGGCCAAGCCCGAGACGGAGATGCGGTGGTCCTCGCTGGTGATCCAGGCCGAAGAGATCGCGGCCCTGATGCCGGTGCCCCGCTCCTACCTCGACGACAGCGCGTTCAACATCTGGGGCGAGGTGCGGCCCCGTCTGGGTGAGGCGGTGGCCAAAACCCTAGACAATGCCGTCATTTCTGGCGTGGGGGCGCCGCCCAGCTTCCCCACCGGTGGAGTACTCGCCGCCGCCGGCCCGCCCATCCAGGCCCAGCCCAGTCCCGACCAGCCCGACATCGTGGCCGCAGTTTCGGCCGCTATGACCAAGATCGAGAACTCGGGCCTGGACGTGACCGGCTTCGGCGCCCGGACCACGGTGCGCGGGGCCTTCCGAGGCGTGCGCACCGCCACCGGTGAGTTCTTGGTGTGGGCGCCGTCCGAGCCGGGGGCGCCGGCAACCATGTTCGGTTCGCCCCTGGCCTACAGCCGGATCGGCTTTACGCCCGCCGGCGCCGCCGACCTCATCGCCGGCGACTGGACGTGCCTGATCGTGGGCCTCCGGGAGGACATGCGCTTCGACATCTCGACCGACGGCGTGATCCGCAACCCGACCACCGGGGCCGTGACCGTGTCGGCGTTCCAAGACGACGTCGCCATCATGCGCGTTTACATGCGCGTGGGCGCCGTGATCGGCCGACCGGTGCTCAACAAGCCCGACGGCACCCAAGGCCTGGGCGACCCCTTCGCCGCCGTGAAAGTACCCGCCGCCAGCTCCATGCAAGCGACCGAGTCCACGGTGAGCGGCCAGGGCACCAAGACGGCGACCAACACGGTCAAGTAAGTGGCGCTGCCCCCACTGGGCCGGGTGAACATCAACTGGGGCGATATGAGCGCGCCCCAGGTCATCAACCTGACGGTCTCGCCCCCGCCCGAGCTGGCCGTGGACCACCTCTACCGCCACGCCGGCACGTACGCCATCACCACCGCCTTCCGGGACGCCATGGGGCGCAACTGGGGGCCAACGCGCACCCGGATGTTCACCGTCCGCCCCGGGGCGCCCGACGGCGGCACCGACCCCGGGCCGCCGCCCGACCCCGAGGAGCCCGAGGAACCCGACCCCGAGGAGCCCGAGGAGGAGTGACCGACTTCGCCCTGGCCCCGCTGCCACCCCTGTGCTCGATCGAGGACGTGGAGGCCATCGGCGGCCCCATCGCGGACGAGGACGCCGACCGGGTCATGCGCCTGATCGACATGGCCTCGGCCGCCGTGCGCCGCTTCTGCCACCAGGTCTTCCCGGCGCCCGTCCCCGACGACCTGGTGGGCATCGTGGCCGCCAAGGTGGCCGGCTTCGTGGTCAGCCAGGGGGCCAACCCGGACGGGCTGCGCTCCCTGCAGACCGGGGCCATGAGCGAGACCTACAGCAACCCGGCCGGCTCCGAGCAAGCCGTGGGGCCGGGGGCGCTGACCGAGGCGGAGCAGAAAGCCCTGCGGTCCGCCGGCTACCGCCGCGGGTCCATGAGCGCGTTCGTGGGCCCGCCCACGACGCCCGTGTTCCGCTGGCCCGACTGGCCGGGGTCGATCCCCCTGTGGTCCTGAATGCCACCGGTCCGGGCCTTCCCCCAGCAGGCCACCATCGAGCACTACGCCCCCGACCCGGCCGACGTCGACGGCCAGCGCCAGCTGGTGGGCAAGTCCACCGTGCGCTGCAACCTGCAGCCCCAGTGGGCGCGGGAGGACACCATGAACCAGGACCTCTCCCAGCGCAGCTGGAACCTGTACCTCCCGCCCGGCACCGAGCTC